ATCGTTTCTTCTAACCCCGAAAAAGGCTCAATCAGCCATTACAGACACGAATAAGACTCGATTGGTATAAATAGACCATGAACTTAAATTATCCGCTCCCATCGGGATTAGGAGGTGTGCAAAAGCCACGTATTCATTCAAAACTCAATGATTTACCTAGTAAAGGCCAAGAAATGATTGATTTTGCCAAATAAGTGGGCAAGCCTTTAATGGAATGGCAAGAATTTGCGGCTATTCATGGTCACAAAATCAAACCTGATGGCCGATGGGCATCCACAGAAAACGGCTTAATCATTGCCCGGCAAAATGGTAAATCAACATTCATGATGCTCAGAATCCTGACTGGATTATTCGTTTGGGGCGAGCCTTTACAACTTGCATCCGCTCACAGGCTGACTACTTCACTTGAAACCTTTAGACATTTAGTCGCATTGGTTGAAGATAATGATCGACTTGCATCAGAAGTTAAAAAAATACGTTGGCAACATGGTGCTGAGGAATTGGAACTCAAAGGTAATCGGCGATTCGTAGTCAAAGCATCCAATAATGCTTCTCGCGGTATTTCGAAACCTGAAACAATCCACATGGATGAGTTGCGTGAATATAAAGATGAAGATGCCTGGGCTTCAATGCGCTATACAATGATGAGTTCACAGAATCCTCAAGTTTGGATATACTCAAATGCCGGCGATCAACATTCGGTAGTTTTAAATAAACTGCGAGAGCGAGCGTTGGGCGCAATTGCCGGTACTGAAGATAAAATCGGATGGTTTGAGTGGAGTGCTGAACCGGAAGTCGCCATTTTGGGGAAGGATGGCGAACCGAATTGGCCAGCATTCGCTCAAGCCAATCCATCTTTGGGATACACAATTCATCCCGACAATTTACGTGCCGTTGTTAATGATCCGCCAGATATTGTCCGCACCGAAGTTTTATCTCAATGGGTGGACACGATTCACGCCGCCATCGATGCTCAAAAATGGCATTTATGTGGTGGCGACGAAATTAAACTTGATACAAATAAAGAAACTTGGTTTGGATTAGATTTAAGTCCTGACAGAAAATTTGCTGCTTTAGTTGCTGCTCAAAAATTAAGCAATGATAAATTTAATGTTGTTTTACTGCATACCTGGCAAGATTCAATCTCGGTTGATGACAAAGCAATCGCTAATGACATCGCACCTTATGTTCGAAAGTTTCCGGTTCAAACAGTCGCTTATTCAAAACGCACTGCCAGCGCAGTAGCATCGAGATTAGTGCCGGCTGGCATTCCCATAACCGATATGGATGGTGCTATTTACGCTGAAGCGTGTGATCGTATGCTTGGAGCAATCGTATCCGGTCGATTACATCATAATCGCAATGAAGAATTAACTAAACAAATGTTATCGGCTGCCAAATTAAGTTTTGGCGATGGTGGTTGGATAATTGGACGTCGAGCAAGCCAAATCGCCGTTTGTGCGTGTGTGGCCACAGCTCTCGTTTCATATTTTGCGACACAGCCTGAAACGGATGTCGATATTCTCGTCCGTTGAGATAATTTATCTCACTATTTGGTATAATTACACCAATGGGATTATTCGATCGTTTTACAAATCAAAAACCAATTTCCGGAACTGATGTTTCGGCATCTTTAGCGCCTTTTACAATTTCCGAAGCAATTTACGCTTCGACTAATACTGGAGCAACTGCAACCCGAGTCCAAGCAATGGGAATTCCTACTATTGCTCGCGCTAGAAATTTGATTTGCTCCTCGGTTGCCAGTTTGCCTATCGAGCAATACAACAAATTTACCGGCGCTCACGAAGAACCAAATCGCGTAATTAATCAACCTGATCCGAGAGTTCCAGGATCATATATTTACGCTTATGTCGCAGAAGATTTATTATTTTATGGCGTTAGTTATGGACAAGTCCTAGACGCATATTCAAGTTCAGATGGTTCACGCGTTCGTGCCTGGACAAGAATTGATCCAACAAGAGTTGCACCGATATTAAATAACGCTCAAACAGAAATCGTTGGTTATCGAGTCGATGGAGCAATTGTCCCAAATACCGGAATCGGTAGTTTGGTTGTATTTAACGGAATGGATGAAGGATTATTAAATCGCGCTGGTAGAACTATTCGTGCAGCGCTTGAATTAGAACGAGCAGCCGAACTTTATGCAAAAGAACCAACTCCAACTATGGTTTTGAAATCAAGTGGAACTAATTTAACTCCCGAGCGAATTACAAAATTATTAGAATCGTGGAAAGTCGCTAGATCATCACGCGCAACCGCATTTCTAAATGCCGATGTCGAATTACAAGCATTGGGATTTGATCCAAAGTCATTGCAACTGGCAGAAGCACGTCAATATGTCGCATTAGAACTTGCACGCGCTTGTGGCATTAGTGCTTACTTCGTATCCGCTGAAATGACTTCAATGACTTACAGCAATTCAATAAATGAACGCCGTGCGCTTGTAGATTTCACATTAAAACCAATTTTGGTAAGTATAGAAAAAAGACTTTCTATGCCGGACTTCGTGCCATCAACCACAACTGAACTCAGATTTGATTTGGACGATTTCTTGCGTGGAAACCCATTAGAACGCGCTCAAGTTTATGAAATCCTAAATCGCATCGGCGCGATGAGCGTTGAGCAAATACAAGAAGAGGAGGATCTAATTCGATGAAGATTAGTTTCCCAATTACGCTGACCGCAGCAGATAGCAATAAACGCACCATTACTGGCAAAATTGTCAGTTGGGATGAGGTTGGAAATACCTCCGCTGGAGCAACAAAATTCTCAAAAGATTCAATTGATTTTTCAAAATCAGTTAAATTGCTATTGGAACACGATCGAACCCGTCCAATAGGTAAATTACAAGAAATTACGGCAACAGATTCCGGCATCGAAGCATCTTTCAAATTGGCTAAAACATTCTCAGCCGATGATGCTGAAGAAGAAGCAGCAACAGGACTACGCGACGGATTTTCAGTCGGTGTTTCAGTTGATGCTTGGGAAAATCAAGAAGGTGTTTTAGTAGTTCAAGCAAGTCGCCTCATCGAGGTTAGTCTTGTATCAGAACCAGCAATCGAATCGGCTCGAGTTAGTGAAGTAGCCGCATCAGAACAAATTTCCGAAGCAACCGCTTTGGAGGAAACAAATCAGGAGGCCAAAATGGCTGACATTCAGTCAGACGCTCCTGCCGCAACCGAAGCGGTAGAAGCACCAAAGGTCGAGGCAACAAAAGTGGAGTTCACAGCTCCAGTTGCTTACGCCAAACCTCGCGTTAATATGAACATTAGCGCAGGACAACATTTGAAGGCACAATATCTTGCAACTTTGGGTGATACCGATGCTCGCGATATTTGCGCAACAATTCAACACGCAACAACCAGCGAAAACGCTGGCGTTGTTCCAGTTCCATATCTAACAGAAGTTATCGGAGTAATTGATTCTCGCCGTCCGTTCATTGGAACAATCGGCCGCCGTTCACTTCCTGCTGCTGGAACTTCTTTCAAAATCCCAACTTTGGGAACTCAAGCAACAGTGGCACAAACCGCTGAAGCAGTTGAAGTTGATTCAACAGACACCACAATCACTTCAACAACAGTAAACGTTGTTAAATTTGCTGGTGCTAATATCGTATCCGCAGAATTGCTAGAGCGTTCAGAGCCAGCATTCTTAGATCTATTAGTTGCAGAATTATCTGCATCATACGCACGCAAAACTGATGCTTACGCAATTGCACAAGCAAAATCCGGTGGAGCAACCTCCGCTGGCGCTGCTGGCAAAGGCTGGGTCGGTGGAATTGCAAAAGGTATTGGCGATTCAACCACAGTTATGACTTTTGCTCCAAATAACTTGATGATTGATCCAAATGAAATTGCATCTTTAATTGGTGCAGTTGATACTGCTGGACGTCCATTGTTTGCAGCATTACAACCACAAAACGCGGCTGGAAACGTTGCATTAGCAAACGGAATTTCCGGAAACGTAATGGGTCTTTCTTTGGTAGTAGATCCAAATACAATCGATGGCGACATCAGCGTTTATCCATCAGGATTTGCTGATTTTTATGAGGCTGCTGGCGCACCAGTATCACTACGAACCACAGCTATCAGCACAATGGAATTTGAAATTGGCGTTTATGGCTTCTGCGCATTCGCTAACAAATATCCAACTGCTTATCGTAAAGTAGAACTTAACTAAGTTCTTTTAGAAATGCCTAGCGTTGCTCCCGGCGTTAGGCATCCTTCTAGGGAGTAAGAAGAGAGGGCGATATGCCAACAATTATTACCGCAACTCAGTTGCGCAGTGTTTTAGGTGTATCGTCCGCTCTTTATGATGACACTTACTTAAATCAAATCATCAATACGGCAGAATCAGTCGTTTTGCCATTATTGACAACATACAAATCATTTATTCAGAAAACATCATTAACAGATAATGTCGCAACATTTACAACAGTCGGACAACACGAATTTTCAGAAGGACAATCAGTTGTCATCGCAGCCTGCGGATCACCATATAACGGAACTCGAACAGTGTTGGCAGATAATCTCACTTCTACGACATTCAGCGCATCCATCACTAACGCCGATATTATCGAGGCCAATGTCATTCCAAGTGGAACGGCCACTTTATCGAGCGCTTCAACTTACGTTGGAAATGCAGCAGTCGAGTCGGCAATCTACGCAGTCTCAGTAGAAGTTTTCCAATCCCGTTTATCATCTGGCGGATCAATCGAGGGCGTCGATTTCAGTATCACTCCATACAAATTAGGACGCAGTTTATTTAATAAAGTTTCTGGCCTATTAGGTCAATATATGGACGTTGAAGGTATAGCGCAGTAATGCCAACAACTATCCTCTCGTCAATACGAACACCGCTGGCGACTGCTTTATCCTCAGTCGCAGGAAACGTTTATTCGTTCGTTCCTGAATCCGTCATACCTCCAGCGGTGGTCGTTGTTCCAGATTCGCCATATATGGAATTGGAAACAATTAATAAATCAACTTTGCACGTTAAATTAAATTACACAATTACAGTCTGCGTTGCGTATAACAGCAATCCAGCAGCTCTCGACAATATCGAGCAATTAGTTATGAGCGTTTTGGCCGTAATCCCTAACGGATACGTTGTCGAACAGGTCGAAAGGCCAACAATTCAAGCAGTAGGGCAATCGAATCTTTTAGTGGCCGACATTAGAGTTTCGACTTACTACACACAAGCATAAGGAGAACAAATGGCTACAACAGTCATCACAGGTCGAGATTTGAGCCTTACTATTGACTCAAA